GCCTGCGCGCGGTGACGTTCTGGACGGTACTGGAGCGCGACGGCAAGACCGTCACCCGGCACCTGGAGCGGCACGAGCCCGGCCACATCTACCACGGCCTCTACAGCGGCACGCCCACGCAACTCGGCAAACAGCTCCCGCTTACGGCGCGTGACGAGACCCGCAGCCTCGCGGACGACGTGCTCACCGGCACCGACCTGCTCACCGCCGCCTACATCCCCAACGTCCGCCCGGCGCGCGCGTGGCGCAACCGTCCGGCCGCCGCGGGCCTCGGGCAGTCCGACTTCGCGGGCGTGGAGCCGATCTTCGACGCCCTCGACGAGGTCTACAGCTCGTGGATGCGCGACATCCGGTTCGGCAAGGGCCGCATCATCGTCCCCGCGTCCATGCTCGACTCCAACGGGCCCGGGCAGGGCGTCAGCTACGACGCCGAGCGTGCGATCTTCACGCCGCTGAACATGCTCGCCCGCCCCGGCGACTCGAACAAGCTGGACATCGTCCAGTTTGAGATCCGCGTCGCCGAGCACCGCGACACCGCCCGGGAGCTGATGGAGATCGCCGTCCGCCAAGCCGGGTACGCCGGGGCCACCTTCGGGCTCGATGGCGACGGCAACGCGGTCACCGCGACCGAGGTCAAGGCGCGTCAGACGCGCTCCCTGACGACGCGGGCGCGCAAGGCGTTGTACTGGCAGCCCGCCATGCGGCACATCCTGCAAGCCTGGCTCGCCGTGTCCGCCGCGCAGTTCCGCGTGCCCGGCCTCGACATCAGCGAGGCGCCGTCCGTGGAGTTCCCCGACGGCATCACCGAGTCCGTGCTCGAGAAGGGGCAGGCGCTCCAGGCCTTGGAGGCCGCGGGGGCGATCTCCACGCAGCTCAAGGTCGAGTACCTGAACCCCGAGTTCGACACGGAGCAGGTGGCCGCCGAGGTGGAGCGCATCCACTCCGACCGCGACATGGGCCCGCTCGCGGACCCCGCGCACGTCGGCGAAGGCGGGCACGACCTGCTGCCGCCCGCCGCCTGAGCGGAGGCCCACCGTGCCCGTCTCCCCGGCCGACACTGTCGACCTCGCCCGCGCCATCAGCCGCATCTACGAGGACGCCGAGGACGCGCTCTTCGGCCTCGTGTCGCAGGCACTCGCCGAGGGTATCGACAGCCCCCGGTGGGCCGAGGCCAAGCTCATGGCCATCGGCGATCTCAGGCGCGCCCTGGAGGACGTCACGCGGGCGCTTCAACGCGACGCCACGGGCGCGATCAGCAGCGCGGTCGAGGAGGCGTACCGGCGCGGCGGCCAGGCCGCTGTGGCCGAGCTGGGCGCGCTTGCCGAGGGACACCGGCACTACGTTGCCCGGCACCTTCCCGGGGCGTCCGCCGTCGACCGCCTCGCCCGCGCCGCCGTGCACGAGCAGGGCCCGACATGGGGCCGCATCCTCCGCGAGCCCCTGGACATCTACCGGTCCGTGGTCGCCCGCGTGTCCGGGTCCGTGCTGCTCGGCGCGCTCACGCGCAGGCAGGCGGCCGGGCGGGCCCTCGACCAGTTCGCAGCCCGCGGCGTCACCTCGTTCACGGACGTGGCCGGCCGCCGCTGGAACATGGCGTCGTACGGCGAGATGGCCGCCCGCTCCGTCACCGCCCGCGCCGCGATCACCGGGCACGTGGAACAGCTACAGGCGCTCGGCCAGACCCTCGTCATCGTCTCCGACGCGCCGCTGGAGTGCCCGTTGTGCCGCCCCTGGGAAGGGGAGGTGCTGGCCATCAACGGCGCCGCCGGCCCGCACACCCTGCGCCTGCCGCACGCGGACGATCCCGGCACGCTGTTCCGGCGGCCCGAGACGGTCGCCGTGCACGTCGCCGGGTCGCTTCCCGAGGCGCGCGCCGCCGGGCTCCTGCACCCGAACTGCCGCCACTCCCTGTCGGTGTACCTGCCGGGCGTCACCGTCCGGCCCACCAGCCCGCCGCACCCGCACGGTGCGACGTACGAGGACACGCAGCGTCAGCGGTACTACGAGCGCCAGGTGCGCGCGTGGAAGCGCCGGGCTGCCGCCTCGATGACGGACGCCGATCGCCGCAGGGCGAACGCCCGGGTCCGCGCCTACCAGGCCCGCATCCGCGCCCTCGTGGACGCCCGCGGGCTCCAGCGTCAACCCGCGCGCGAGCAGATCGGCGCGGCCCGATAACCGCAGGGAGGCCGCCGTGGCGACCAAGTTCGACAAGCTCGCCGCCAAGCTGGCCGCCCGCGGCGCGACCGACCCCAAGGCGCTCGCCGCCTGGATCGGCCGCAAGAAGCTCGGCAAGGCCGCCTTCCAGGCGAAGGCAGCCGCCGGCCGCAAGAAGTAACACCGCGTAACCGCAGGCCGCCAGGCGCGGCCGTCCCCTGACGAGCACCAGGAGTGCCCGCATGTCCACACCCGCAGAGCCGGTCCAGCCGGCCACACCCACCCCCGCGCCGCCGACACCGGCCGCGCCCCCCACCCCGCAGCCGCCCGCGACCCCACCGACCGGCCAGGCGCCGGCCGCCGAGGACGTGGCCAGCCTGCCGCCGTGGGCACAGAAGCAGCTCGCCGACGCGCGAGCCGAGGCCGCCAAGGCGCGCACCACCGCGAAGGAGAACGCGGCCCGCGAGGAGCGCGAGCGGCTGCTGAAGCTGCTCTCCCCCGACGCCGAGGAGCCGCTGACCCCCGAGCAGCTGGCGCAGCAGCTCGCCGAGGCCCGCACCGCCGGCACCAGCGCGACGCAGGCCGCCGCCGCGGCCGCCATCGAACTGGCCGTCTACCGCACGGCGCAGCGCCTCGGCGCGAACGCAGACGCCCTCCTCGACAGCCGCCAGTTCTGCGACGGCATCGACGCCATCGACATCGACCCCACGGACCGCGACGCGTTCACCGCCGCCGTGACCGAGAAGGTCAACGCGGCGCTGTCCGCGAACCCGGCCCTGCGCGCCGGGCCGACCGCCGGGCGTTCCGGCGGCGACCTCGGCGGCGGAGCAGGGTCCGGGGACGGCGCCCTCACCCTCGACGCGCAGATCGCCGAGGCCACCGCCAAGCGCGACTGGCCCCGCGTGTTCGCCCTCAAGCGGGCGCGCGGCGCACAGCAGACCACCACCTGACCATCCCGGCCGACAGCGCCGGCTACCCCGTAGGAGACCAGCATGGCTGGCGCCATCACCGGTATGGGCACCACGTTCAACCTGCCCAACTACGTCGGCGAACTCTTCGCCATCACCCCCAGCGACACCCCGTTCCTGTCCGCCATCGGCGGCCTCACCGGCGGCGGCATGACCGACGCCACCGAGATGGAGTGGCAGACCTACGACCTCGGCGACCCCGGGCAGCACGTCGCCCTGGAGGGCGCGGACGCGCCGACCGCCGAGGGCCGGGTCCGCGGCAACGTCCGCAACGTCCTCCAGGTCCACCAGCGGCAGGTCACGGTCAGCTACACCAAGCAGGCCGCCACCGGGCTGCTCAACAGCCCGTCCAGCGCCCCGTACCACGGCCTGATGGGCTCCAACCCGGTCCAGAACGAGATGGACTGGCAGACTCAGCAGTCGCTGAAGCAGATCGGCCTCGACATCAACTGGAGCAGCCTCAACGGGCTGTACCAGCTGCCGACGGACAACACCACGCCGCGCAAGACGAGGGGCATCCTCCAGGCGACCACCACGAACGTGATCGCCAAGGGCACCGCCCTGTCCGCGACGTCGGCCACCGACACGGTCACCAGCGCCGGGCACGGGCTCAGCAACGGTGACACCGTCGTGTTCGTCAACACGGGCGCCGCGACCGGCATCGTCGCCGGCCGCGTCTACTACGTCGTCAGCGGCTCCACCGACACGTTCAAGGTGTCGGCGACCAGCGGCGGCAGCGCCATCACCCTGGGCACCGCCACGGGCCTGTCCATCACCGCGACCGCCGACACCGCGGTGTCCGTGGACGACGTCAACGCCCTGGCGCAGTCGGTGTACGACAACGGCGGCATCAGCGAGTCGGAGACCGCGACGCTGGTGGTGAACTCGCGGCAGAAGCTCGCGATCACCAACGCGTACGCGGCGAAGTTCAGGCAGGCGGATCCGCTGAACGCGGGCGCGCGCAACGTCGGCGGCGTCGCGGTGGATACCCTGGTCACCGATTTCGGGACCTTCGGGATCATGCTGGACCGGCACATGCCGCAGGACACCATCCTGCTCGCCAGCCTGGAGCAGTGCACCCCCGTGTTCCTGAACGTGCCCGGCAAGGGCACCCTGTTCAGCGAGCCGCTGGCCAAGACCGGTGCCGCGGACCGCGAGCAGATGTACTGCGAGTTCGGCCTGAAGTACGGCAACGAGCGCTCGCACGGCAAGATCACCGGGCTCAAGGTCTGACGGTGATCGCGCCAACGTACGTACGGCGGGCCGGGCAGCACGTGGCGGAGCGCATCCGCCCAGCGCTCGGCTCGCCCGACGCGCAGCGCCTCGCCGCCGCCGCGGACGACCCCGAGTCGCCGTGGCAACGCGAGGACGTGCCCGTACCGGGCAGTGCGCCGCTGGCCGCCCGCCCGCCGCAGGCCGCCCCGGTGGCGGAGTGGCGGGCGTGGGCGGTCGCGTGCGGCGCCACACCAGACGACGCCGAGCAGGCCACCAAGGCACAGCTCATCGAGCAGTACGGACGGGGTGACGCCTGATGGCGCGCACAGCACTGACCGTGACCGGCCCGGCTGCGGCCGGCCTCAACCTGGTGACCGCGTTGGCCGCGGTGAACCTGACGGACGGCAACAGCTTCCCGTGGGGTGCGCGCCGGTACGTGCGGGTGGTGAACGGCGACGACACCGCGCTGACGGTGACGGTGCAGACCCCGGGCACCGTGGGCACGCAGGCCCTCGCCGTCGCGGACCTGGCCATCACGGTGGCCGCGTCCGGGGACGTGCTGATCGGCCCGCTGGGTCCGGAGTACCGGCAGGCGGACGGGTCCGTGCACGTGGACTACTCCGGCGCGGACGCGTCCGTCACCGCCACGGTCCTGAACCTGTAGGGGGGTGGCGGCGATGACCGAGTACGCCACGGCGGACGACCTCGCCGCCTACCCCGGCGGGGCCGCCGTCTCCGACACGGACGCCCCGGTGCTGCTCGCCCGCGCCAACCGGTTCCTGGCCGCGAACCTGTTCCGGCTCTGCTGGTACCAGTCGGACGGCGACGGCATCCCCACCGACGCCACCGTGGCGCAGGCGTTCACCGACGCCGTGTGCGCGCAGGTCGTGTGGTGGGACGAACTCGGCGACAGCACGGGGGCTGTGGGCGCGGGGTGGGGCTCGGTGCAGATCGGCTCCGTCAACCTCAGCCGCTCGGTGACCAACGTGGACGCGTCCGCGTCACCGGCGCGGCAGATCGCCCCCGAGGTGATCGACATCCTCCAGTCCCCCGACCTGACGCCGGACCGGCTGACCATCGGCCTGGTGATCTCCTGATGGGCGCCATCCCCCGGTGGCTGCTGCGGGACACGGCGATCATCGAGGCGTGGCAGGGCGAAGGGCCGGACGGCCCCAGCTTCGGCCCGCCGGTGACGGTGGCGTGCTACGTGGAGAACAAGGCCAGGGCGGCGCGCGGCACGGACGGCACGCAGGTCATGTCGGCCGCCACGCTGTTCGCCCGCCTCGGCCCGGACGCGCCAGCGCTGTCGCGTGTCACGTTGTCGGACGGGCGCGTCACGACCGTCATACAGCCGTGGCCCGCCACCACCAACGGGCTGCCGACACCGGATCACCTCGAACTGCTGCTCACGTAGGAGGCCGCCGTGCCCGTGCGCGTGGAGACCCGGTGGGAGGGCCGCCGGCTGTGGACCGACCGCGGGCGCCGCGCCGCGTCCGAGGGCCTGGCCCGCGCCCTGGAGCACACCCTCGGCGAAGCCAACAAGCTCGTGCCGCTCCGTGAAGGCACCCTGGAGCGGTCCGGGAAGGTGCTCGTGGAGGGCCTGAACGGGGCGATCAGCTACGACACCGTGTACGCCCTGCGCCAGCACGAGGAGCTGACGTGGCGGCACCTGCCTGGCAGGCAGGCCAAGTACCTCGAAACGCCCATGAACACGGAGCGGGAGACCATGCTGCAGCTGATGGCCGTGCCGATCCGATTGTGGGCGCGCGGTGGCTGACCTCCACGACGGGATCGCCCGCTACCTCGCCGGGCTCGACCTGGTGACGTACCCGGGTGACGTGTTCTTCGACGTAATGCCCGCGGCCCCGGACGCCGCGGTGTGCCTGACGGTGTACGGCGGCGCACCCGTCGACAGCAAGCTGCCGTACGACGCGCCGTCCCTGCAGGTGCGGGTACGCGCGCCCGCCACCGACCGGGCGCAGGCGCGCACCCGCGCGCAGGCCCTGTACTCCGCACTGCACGGCCTCGGCCCGATCACCCTGCTGGACGGCACCCGCCTGATCCTCGCCGTTGCGCAGTCCGCGCCCGGCTCAATGGGGCAGGACGACCTCGGCCGGCTGGAGTACGTGTTCAACCTGGCGCTGGAGACGTACGCGCCGTCCGCGCACCGCCCCGCCTGACGCACCTGCGTAACGCAGGCCCGTCCCCCTGACCAGCAACAACTCCCGCCCGCGGCCGACCGGCCGGCGGGCCGCTTCTGCATGCCCGAGGAGGGCCCGCCATGACCGCCACCAAGTACGACGCGCGCGGCTTCGCGTTCGAGATCGAGGACCCCGCCAACGCCGGCACGTGGGTCGCGATCGCCCCCACCGCCATCAACACCTTCACCAAGGGCTCCGCGAACGCCGCGAACGTGGACACCACCACGTACGGCAGCGACGGCGAGTACGAGCAGCAGATCATGCAGCGCGGCAAGACCCTCAAGCTCGCCGGCTTCCGGCTGATGGACCCCGGCACGGGGGCGCTGGACCCCGGGCAGGCGCTCGTGGAGGCCCTGGCCGACGCCGTGTCCGACGACTCCCTCGGCAGCATCCGGTTCGCGCACGAGTCGGAGACGTCGTGGGAGGTCTGGACGGCGACGGCGGAGCTGGACGACCAGGGCGGCGACAACAACGCCAAGGTCAGCTGGGGCGTGACGTTCACCCGCAGCGGTGCCAGCACGACCGCGGCGAAGTCCTGATGGCCGCACGCAAGGCCGCGCCGGATGCGGTGGACACGTCGTCGTGGGACGCGTTCTGGGCCGAGGTCAACGCGGGTGACGCGCCCACGGAGGTCATCCGCGGCGTCACCGTCAAGGTGCCGTCTGACCTGCCGCTGGGCTTCCAGCAGCGCGTCAACGAGCTGCGGGACTCCACGGCCGACGAGGACGTGCGCGAGCTGGTGGCGCTGGTGTTCGGCGCGGGCGTGCTGGACCAATGGATCGCCGCTGGCATGGGCAGCCGTGAGTTCAAGGTCGTGCTCGCGTGGGGCATCGCCAACGGCGGCGGCAAGCCCACGTCGTTCCGTGAGGCGTTCGAGCTGGTGACCGCCGCCGAGGCGGAGGGAAAAGCGCCATCCGCGCAGCCGAACCGGGCCGCGCGCCGAGCCGCTACGAAATCGCCGTCCTCCGGCACTGGAGCTTCATCGAAGCGGACTTCCAGCGCGAGTACCACCTCGGCCCGCAAGACATCGCGCGCCTGACCCGCCGCCGCTTCAACGCCCTGCTCGCCGGGCTCTCCGGCGACAGCGTGTGGCGGGCGGTGAGCCGCGACGAGATCAGCGTCATTGACGACCAGGCGGCTGCCATCGCGGCCCTGCACTCCTAGGGGGCCGCCATGGCGCTCACCGTGGGCCAGTTGGTCGCGACGGTGGACCTGGACGACTCCGGCATGGTCGCCGGGCTCGCCGGGGCTGAGGCCGGGCTGCACCACCTCGGCGGCGAGGCCATCACCACCGGCGAGCTGATCCACCGCGGGCTCGAAGAGGCCGTGTCGGAGCTGCCTGAGGTCACGATCGACGCGAACACCGCGCACGCGGACCGCGAGATCGCTGACATTCGGGCGCGCCTGGAGGCCATGTCGCACCAGGAGATCGGCGTTGACCTGAACGCCGAGCAGGCGGTGCGTGAGGCCGAGGCGCTGCGTGGCCGGCTGGAGGCCCTGGGCGCGGCGCACCCTGAGGTGACGGTGCAGGCGCAGGTGCAGCACGCTGTGGACGCGCTGAACGCCACGTTGACGGCAGCCGGCGCGGTGGGGGCCGCGGACCCCACGGTGACGGTGGACGCCAACACCGGGCAGGCCACAGCCGGTCTGGGGCACGTGGCCGCGCAGGCGGCGGCGGTGGGCAGCATGGACCCCACGGTGCACGTCCACACGGACACGTCGCAGATCGGGTTCCTGGCCCGTGCCCTGTCGGGGCTGGGCAGCCTGCTCACGTCGGTGGGCAGCGCGGGTGCGTCGGCGCTCATGTCCGTGGCCAGTGCGGCGGGCGCGGTGGGTGCGGCGGTGCCGCTGATCGCCGGGCTGATCGGCACGCTGGAGTCGATCGTGCCGGCGGCGGCTGCCGGGGCGACGGCGGTCCTCGCGCTCGCGGGCGCTGTGGGCGCGGTCAAGCTCGGCACCAGCGGTATCGGTGGTGCGCTCAAGGCGGCGTTCGCCCCGGCGGTGTCCGGTGGTGGTGGCGCGGCCAAGGCCGCCAACCAGGTGGCCGACGCGCAGCGCAACCTCGCCCGCGCCACGAGTAATGCGGCCTACGCCAACCGGCAGGCCGCACAGGGCGTGGCGGCGGCCGAGCGGGACCTGACGGCCGCACAGCGCGCCGCGGTGGCCGCGCAGGCCGCCGTCAACGACGCCCGCCACCAGGCCGTACGCGACTTGGAGGACATGAACAACTCCCTGGTCGACGCCAGGTTCGCCGAGGAGGACGCGCAGAACGCGGTCGAAGACGCCGCGCAGGCGCTCGCGCAGGCGAAGACGTTCGGCAACCCGGAGGAGATCCAGCGCGCGCAGCTGGCCTACGACAAGGCGCAGCAGGCGCTCAAGGAGCAGCAGCTCACCGTCTCTCGGCTGAGCACGGACACGGCGGCGGCGAACAAGGCCGGGGTGGAGGGCTCCAAGACCGTCAAGGGCGCCAAGGACGCCGAGGCGCAGGCTGTGCAGGCGGTTGCCGACAAGACGCTGGCGCTCCAGAACGCGCAGATCTCCCAGCAGCGCACGGCGCAGCAGGGGTTGGACCAGATCCGGCAGGCGCGTGAGGCGCTGGCGCAGGCGGGTGCGGCCGGCGGCGGTGCGGCGGGCGGCGTGGACGCGTTCGCCGCGGCCATGGCCGCCTTGGCGCCGAACGCCCGCGCGTTCGTGCGCGAGGTGATCGCGCTCAAGCCGGCGTGGGACGGGCTCAAGCTCGACGTGCAGCAGCGGCTCTTCGCCGGGCTCGCCGGGGCCCTGGCGGCTGCGGCGGGTACGGACCTGCCGATCCTGCGGGGCGCCCTCGACAACACCGCCGGCAGCCTGAACGGCATGGCCCGCGGGGTGCTGGCCGCGGCGCAGAGCCTCGGCCGCTCGGGCGTGCTCGGGCAGGCGCTGGACGGCGCCGCGGCCGGGCTCAGCAACCTGACCCGCGTCCCGGGCCAGGTCGTGACCGCGTTCGGGCAGGTGGCCGCCGCTGGTGCGCCCCTGTTCCAGCGGCTGACGGCTGACCTCGGCGCCCGTGCTGACGGCCTCGCCGACCGCATCAGCAAGTCCTTCACGTCCGGCGGCATGGCTGCCGCGATCGATCAGGCCGCGAAGGTCATCGGGCAGATCGGCGACGTGCTCAAGAACGTGGGCAGTATCCTCGGCAGCGTCTTCAAGGCCGCCGACACGGCGGGCGGATCGTGGCTCGGTGTCCTCCAGGACATCACCAGCGCGATGAAGACGGCGTTCGCGAGCCCCGGCGTGCAGGCGGCGTTGGGCGCACTGTTCAGCGTGATGCGGACCCTAGGCGAGACGCTGGGACCACTGGTCGCGCAGGCACTCGGCGCACTGGCCCCGGTACTGGCGACGCTGGGCCCGCCCGCGCAGGTGCTGATCAAAGCACTCGGCGCCGCCCTGTCGCCGATCATCAAGGCCCTCGGCCCGGTGCTGCTCAGCGCGGCGCAGGCCGTGGGCAAGTTGGTCGTGGCCCTGTCGCCGCTGATCGGTGTGGCTGGGGATCTGATCGCGCAGCTCCTGCCGATCTTGGTCCCGGTCCTGGACCTGCTCACCGGCGTGTTCACCGACCTGGCGGGGCCGATCAAGCAGATTGCGACCGCCCTCGGGACGGCACTCAAGCCCGTCATCAAGGGGCTCAGCACGGTCGTGCAAGACCTCGTTGACCGGTACCTGGACGTGTTCCTCGACCTGCTCGGGGATCTGGCGCCGCTGATCCCGCAACTGACGCCGGTCCTGATCCAGCTCGGCAAGTCGTTCGGGCAGGTGCTGGCGGCGGTGGCGCCGCTGCTGCCGCAGCTGGCCACGATGACGATCATGTTCGTCACGCAGTTGCTCCCGGCGATCCTGCCGTTGGTGCCGCCGCTGGCGCAGCTGGCGACCATGCTGCTGATCCTGGCCACGGACGTGATCACGGGCGTGGTCGTGCCGACCCTGACCGGGCTGATCGACTTCATGAAGGGGTTGCAGAAGGCGTTCCGGCCGGCCATCGACGCGGTGAAGTGGCTGACGACGGGGATCGCGAAGCTGTTCGAGTGGCTGAGCGATCACCTGGTGGGGCACAGCGTGATCCCGGACATGGTGCGCAGTATCGTCGGGTGGTTCGCGGGGCTGCCCGGGAAGGCGGTCGCGGCGCTGGGCAATATCGCGTCGCGGCTGGCCGGGGTGATGGTCGCGGCGACGAACCGCATGATCGGCGCGGTCATCGTCGGGCTGCGGGCCATCGTCTCGTGGATGCGGGACCTGCCCGGGCGTGCGAAGGACGCGCTCGGCGACCTGGGCTCGTACCTGTACCGGTCGGGGCAGGCGCTGCTGCGGGGGTTCGCGTCCGGCATCAAGTCGATGGCGTCGCACGTGAAGAACGCCGCCTCCAGCGTGCTGTCCGGGGTGTCGGGCCTGTTCCCGCATAGTCCGGCGAAGGAGGGCCCGTTCTCGGGTCGCGGGTACCCGCTGTACTCCGGTCAGGCGATTGGCGAGGCGCTGGGTGACGGCATGCTCGCCCGTGCGGAGCACGTTAAGCGGGCGGCGGCCACGATGATGGGCTCTGCTGCTGGCGTGCTCGGGGTGCAGCCCGGTGCCGGTCTGGGGTCGCTGGCCGTGGCCGGCGGCGGCGGGTTCGCTTCGGCGGGCGGCGGGCGCCAGGAGTTGACCGTGCGGGTCGTTGTGGACGGCCCGGAGGCTGTGCGGAAGCTGATCCGCGGCATTGTCACGTCAACGGCCGGCGGCGGCCCCAACAGCGTTCAGCGCGCGTTCGGGTAGGGGGTGCGGCATGCCGGCTACCGGCGCCATGGTGGAGCTGGACCTCGGGGACGCGTGGACGGACATCACGGACCGCGTGTACCTGCGGGACCGCATCCAGATCACCCGGGGGCGGCAGGACCAGGGGGCCCGCGTGGACCCCGGGTCCTGCACCCTGACCCTGAACAACAAGGCCGGGTATTTCAGCCCGCGGAACCCGATCAGCCCGTTGTACGGGCTGATCGGGCGCAACACCCCCGTGCG